TATGAAAGAGTTATTATATGAAAAAATATGTTTAATTATAAGTCATAAATTAGACAAAGTAAAAGCAGATGATTATACAGAAGAAAGATTTAAAAGTTTAAGTATATATACTGATTATGTTTTATATACAATATATGGTGAATCAGACTTAAAAGAAATATTAGATTTAGAATGTTTTAAATATTGGGATGATGAGATTACAGATTCGTCTATATCATTTTCTGAATATTATTGGAGTAGATTCGATAATTATATTGAAGAACTAAAAGATTACTTTTATAATAACGTTGATATTATACACACCTTTAATGAAAATGATATTAAAGTGTTAAATAATTTTTATCAAAAAGAAAGAAGAAAGGATATAATAAAAGAAGTTATAAAAAAAATAATATAAAATGGCATAATAAGAAAAATGGGTTTTTAACTTTAATATATAGTATATAAAAAAGTTTAAATTATTATGAAAAAATTTACAGAAATATTAAAATTATCAGATAAAATAACAAAAGATAAAATCAAAAACCCAAATAAAGTAAGTTTAAATCAAGAAATATTAAAAGATAAGATACAAGAAATATTATCAAAAGAAAAAAATAAATAACATAGTTTTTTATAATACTGACATAATGTCATATAAAAAAATAAAAAATTATGGATTTTAAACAACATATAAACAAAGAAACAGAAACAATTAAATTATTCGAATTAAGTACGAGTAGTAAAATTAAAGTAAGAAAGATATTTAATGAAGGGTATAGTCCTTATGATTTTATATTCACAACAACAAAGTATATTTACTTTTGTGAGGTTAAAACAAGAGCTGTAAGAGATGATACCTACCCTGATACAATATTAGAACAGATAAAGATAGATAAGATATATGAGAGTGTTAAAGAAGCTGAAAAGATAAAGACCTCTGATTTAAAAATAAGAGTAGGGTTCTTAGTTAGATTTACTAATAGTATGTATTTATTCGATTTAGATAAAACACCAACAACAACCTCTATTAAAAAATGTCCTAAACATACAGCTACTGATGGTAATAATTATTATGTAGATAAAATATTGGTTCATTTTAAAATAAAAGATGGTAAAAAAATAGTTTAATTAATGGATAAAATATACCAATGGTTGATTAATAATAAAGATGAGTTAATGAATAAGTTTATTTATACTATGATACCTAATAGACGAGACGCGGATGATTTTTATCAAGATTTATTTCTTATAATGTCTAGTAAAGATGAAGTTAAACTAAATCAGATATTAGAAAGAACAACAGAAAAGAATAATGAAATGATGAGATATGTTTATATCATCATTAAAAACAATTTAAAGTCAAAGAATTCAAGATATTACTATACGTATAGAAAACCTATTGGTATTGATTATGACGAGGTTAAATATGAAATAGGTAGTTTAGATACAAAAGATAAATATATTCTATTAGAAGAGATAGAAAGTGATTATATAAAATTATTAAAAGATATAAAAAAATATTTTAATATTGAACTAAAAAACAACCCTAAGTCTTTTTATGAAAAAGGTATATTCGAAATGTACTTTAATGAAAAAAACACCTATAGAGATGTAGCTTCAATTTTAGATATACCTGTCACTAGCATTTATAATAATATTCAAAAAAGTAAAGATAGGATATTAAAGGTTTTTAAAGAAGATATAAAAAACATAAATAAAAAAATATATATTTATAATACATATGATGATAATTGATATAATAGGTATAACTTGGTTACTAATCCATTATAATGATTTTATTGAAGAGTTTAATCATATTTTAAAAAGACCTAAGACAATAATATTAATACCAAAGAAGATATTAAGTTGTATGATGTGTACCTCGTTTTGGGTCACTTTAATAATGACTGGTGATATATGTTTATCAGGGTTTATAAGTATGTTGTTTTACTTATTGGATAAACACTTAATAAAAACAGATATTGAACTATGAAAGATGAATTAGAAATAGAATTAAAAGAAATAGTCACTTGGACAACTATTAGTAAAGATAGGATAACAAGATTATATGATGCTTATAGTATAATAAGTAAATCAAATCAAAAGCATTGTAGTAAATGTCCTTCTGTAATAAGAGGTATATTTAAAAAAGTAAAAAGATATTATGAAAAAAATTATATTTAGAAAAAGATTAGTTAAGGTTTTATTGTTTTTAATAATAACACCATTGACTTTACCATTTATGTTACCTTATATGTATATTAATAAAGCTATAAAAATAGTAAAAGGTGAATGAGAAGTAAAGACCCTTTATTAAATAGATTTGGTTTAAAATCAAAAAGTCAAAAAATGAAATATGACAGATTTGTAAAACAATATATGTTATGTTGTAATGTAACTGAGGCTTATAAGAAAGTATACCCAGGCAATATAAACGCCACCAATAAACGAAATGGATATTTATTGGTTAGACACCCTTATGTAGTATATGAACTAAATAGAAAGAATAAAGAGTTAGATAAAAAAATGGATAAAAAAATAATTATGAACAGAGAAAAGATATTAAACGAATTAAAAGAGATATTGTATTTAACAAAAGATTTAAAACAATACCCAACAGCTTTAAAAGCTTTAGACCAACTGGCTAGGGTTACGGGTTCTTATGCACCTGAGAAATCAGAAATAGAACATAAAGGTATAACAATAAATTATATTAACCCTGATGATATCATAGAAGATAAATTTAAAGGTGGTTGTCCTGATTGCCAAGATGGTCAATGTAATTGTGATATTGAAATATAAAAAAATAAATAATATAAAATGGGAATGAAACTAAAAACATTAGAAAATGAGAATGAATATAATAACTGTAAAAAATATGTTAAACAATTAGAATCATTTAAAGATGAAAGTCCAAAGTTTATTGATATACAAAATCTTATTGATAAGTTCAGTGTGTATATTCAAGAATGGGAAGATAATAATATTGAAATACAATAATGGTAATAAACTTTAAACCTACAAAGAAACAACACGAAGTCTTTAAATTGTTCGAAGATGAAAAAACCACTGAGATACTTTTCGGTGGTGGTGTTGGTGCTTCTAAAACATATTTAATTAGTGCTTTAATGACAATTAAGTGTCTTCAATATGAAGGTATAAGAGTAGGTTTATGTAGAAATGAATTAACGACTTTAAAGAAAACAACAGTAGTAACATTATTAAGTGAAGTATTTCCTAATTTTAATTTAAAGAAAGATGAACATTATAAGTATAATCCTATTGATGGTAAAATTACCTTTTATAATGGTTCTGAGATAGTTTTTCAAGAATTAAGACATATACCATCAGACCCTAATTATACTCGTTTAGGTGGTTTATTATTAACTTTTGCCGTTATTGATGAAGCAGGTGAAACGTCATCTACTGGTAAAGAAATATTACAATCAAGAATAGGAAGATGGAGAAATGAAAATTATAAATTAAAACCTTTATTAATAATGACTTGTAATCCATCAAGAAACTTTTTATATGATGAATATTATTTAGCCAATAAAGAAAAACGAATGCCTAAATATAGAAAGTTCGTAAATGCTACAGGACTTGATAATCCATATTTAAGTGAATCATATATAGAGAACCTTAAAAGAACTTTATCACCATCTGAGGTTAGTAGATTACTTTTTGGTAACTGGGAATCACAAGACGACCCTGATGGTTTAGTGTCATCTGATGATATATTAGAAATGTATGATTTATCTATAGACCATAATATTAATTCTACAAGATATATTAGTGCTGATATTGCCTTTAAAAACGATGGGTGTATACTTATTGTATGGGAAGGAAATGATGTTATTGATATAATTAAAGTTAAATCAGAAGAAAATGTGTTAAACACCATTAAATTAACAGCACAACAATATGAAGTTCAAACTAGAAATATAAGTTATGATTCAGATGGAGTAGGACAATATATTAAACAATATTTAAGAACTGCTAGACCTATTATAAACAATGGTAAGCCACTTAAAAAGGAAAACTATATAAACCTTAAATCACAATTATATTATAAGTTAGGTGAGTTAATTAGAGATGGTAAGATTAAGATTAAAACCAATAAGTTTAAGAAAGAAATAGAAGCTGAACTTTTATCTATTAAACGTAAAACAAGAGGACATAGTGAAAGTAAAATGAGTATAAATAGTAAAGACGACCAAAAAAAGATATTGGGTCACTCACCAGATTTAGCGGATAGTTTAGCATATAAAATGATATTCGAATATCAACAAGGTAATTTCACAAGAGCATTTTAAACTTATCTTGTTTTTGTTTATATAATATAAAAAACAAATTATTATGGAAAAGAAATGTAAAAAATGTTTAATGGTTAAAGATGTTAGTGAATATCATAAGAAAGGTGATGGTTTTAGACCAAGATGTAAAACTTGTATGAACGAACAACAAAAAGAATATTATATTAAAAATAAAGAGATATCTAATAAAAAAGCTATGATATATTATGAGTTAAATAAAGAAGCTGTATTAAAACAACAAAGAGAATATCAACAAAAAAGAAAGAAAAATTCAATTTAGATTATGTTATAGTTAGTTTATAATAATGATAATAAGTAAACTAATAGTTTATAAATAAAAGAAAATAAAAACCACTTAAATTAAAGTGGTTTTTTTATGCTTAAACATTATATAAACAATAATTAAATGGATATATATTATGTTAATGAAGAAAGAAATATTAATACCACAAAATTGGTCTGATGTAACATTAGGTGAATTTATAAAACTATCTGAATTAGATATCAACTCGTTTAATAATGATATAGAATATTATATACGAATGTTAATTATATTCGGTAACGATGATTTAGACGATATAAAGGAATTTATTAAGATATCTGATATAAGTGATATCGTTAATCAAATGAGCTTCTTAAACACGAAACCACAACAATTAGATTTAAAGTCAGTAGTCATAGATGATGTAGAATATCACTTATCAGACAACTTAAATAAATTAACTGTAGGTGAATATGTAAGTATTGAGTCACTTATTGAAAAAAGTAGATTAACAACTATAAGTGCTATACCAGTTATATTGTCTGTTATATTACGACCAAAAGGAGAAGAGTTTAACTCTGATTTAGTTAATAGTAGAATAGAATTATTTAAAGAAAAATTAAATATTGAA